CTCACCTCATCGTTTGTGCGTACTCTTTATACCACTTACATATACATTCTCGCCTAGTCATTCAATTGACAATGCGGTCGTAACGGGCCACATCGCTCGATCTCCACTACCCTCTCATATTATAAGATTTTCTCGAACCCCATCCGTTGTAACAACGCTAAAGAGTTCTTTCTCACTATCCAGTGATACGTTCTACTTATAATGCCCAGAAATGTGCACTTCGTCCTATGTGTTCACCTGATTTTGTCTCTCGCGGCATCCCCGCCAGCCTCATTTTCTAAAAGCACGTTCCTCCCCTCAAGGATATGTCTGTGTATTTCACAGAACCGGATCTTAACTGATCATTGTTTGCAGATAAACCCTGCACGCCAAGTGCGAAATTCCCATGTTTGAAATTTCGTCTGAACACTCTAAACTAGCTATTAAAATAGATCATGTCGGGTCATGTCTCTGTCTCGGAACATCCCAGCCTCCGAGTTTGCACCCCACCACCCACCATCGACCATGCGTCAAGTGTGTTTAGCCAGCATACAGCAGAAAATTCCGCTCAAACCCCCTTTTGCCCCCACGGCAACTACACCGGTTCCTCCGGTGAAACGATCTGTTTCCTCGCTCCTGCTTCCAACGAACGTCGTCTTTTTGACACATGCATACTCTTTATATCATGTGTCTTGATGATGTTCTACATTTTCCTCCCTCGCTCTTCTCCATCTGTTCGTTATCTCTCGAAACTGCTTACTCTCACCACAGCACGTTTCATGCCTTATCTTACAGATTGGAATGCCATTCTACCCATGCTCCTTGCTAGAAACCCCCAAATTCTAGCTCTTCCCGATGACCAAAAATCAATTATAATCAATGCCAGCCACCTTTCCACCCGTGCTGGCAATCGATTTGCTCTCCAATTGACCTACAATCGTCTTCGAATGCAATTTTGGGTCTCTATGTGGTTCTTTTGGACCTTCGCTGCCATCACTTTCCTCGTCTCAACTCCGTACTACTTTTTCTCTCACCTCATTTTAGGATCTCTCTATATCCTACTCATTAATGTCCGAATGAAAGAAATTTTAGAAATGGTACACGCCCAAAGTATTCTCGAAATGCTCCATCTCTCCAAAGCAATTCATTTTCTTGTCTTGACGGTTCTTGCCATCAAGTTCCTCAAAGTCTCTCCTCTTCTCATCCTCGCTTTCGTCTTTTACTCTCTCATTGCATTAATTTGCATGTTGCCTGCATTTGCTTCAAAGCGTAGATGGATTCAAGATAAAATGATTCCCACTCCTGCTTACCAACCTCCCCCCCCTCCCCCTCCCTTCACTCGTCCCGTCCAAGCCCAGCTTCCCCAAGCTGTAGTTTTTAATGGAATGCTCAACAATCCCCCCCTTCTTCCGTCTTACTTAACATCTGCTACTCCTCGAGAAATCGAAGCAGATAATGATAAGAAAGATATAACCTACGCTCAAGGTTTTGTTGTTCATTCAATTACTACTGGTGCCTGGACTGAAAAGTTCAGGGCCTGCCCTCGCATCCGTTGCGACATTTGGGACTTCATCAATGCAGATCTTTCTTCCTCTCTAGAACTGCCTCTTGGTGTCGTCCGCTCATGTTTCAATGGCACTCCCACGTCCATCGCTTGTCAAGCAGCTCGCGCTGCTGGTTTGCCCAGAATTGTTACTTCAACCGAACTTAGAAATCTTCTTTCCCACTCAGATATCTACGTTCCTTTTGAACAATTCGACTCATTCCTACAATCCACTTTAGATAAGCTCCATAAATCTACTGCTGGACGTATGACACGCGCTCAAACGCGTATGTACACCACCACATTCACCACTCTCCGTAAAAAAGAAAGTGACATCTTCCAAATCATGCGTTCGATTCAACAGTCATGGCAGAGTATTTTAGATACTCTCCATGCTGCGAAACGAACAAATGACGTCATCGCTCAGAAACGACTTGCTCGTAGAGATCGACCAATTCGATCTTCTGCGATTCTTGCCGAATCTGTCCTCCGTGACGCGCTCCATGCCACTTCCTCTTCAAGCTCCTCTTCATCGTCTGAACCCCAACCAGATGAAGAGCTCTTGCAAAAAGAGTTGGACGAATTCGTCCAATACGCCGACTCCCTGCTTGTCAAGTCCCCCAAAGACAAGCGCCCCGCTCCCCTTCCCCCCGTCAAGTTTTCTGCAAAGAAAACTGCTAGACGAGTTGCCAAGGAACTCAAACGTTTCAAAGCTGAGTTAAACCTCGATAAGGACTACAAGCCTACCAAGGCCCAAGGTCCCCAATCCTGGATTTCCTCAATCATCAACGTGTTGTCTTCTAAGAACTTCCACTATGGTTTGCACTTCATTGGATTAATTTCCTCTGTTGTCATTCTTGCGTGTCGTTCCGAAACCTCATACCGCGTTGGTGCCACTCTTGTTGGTGCGAATTCTCTCTATTCGCTCCATCAGCTTTGGTCCACAAACACTTCCGTTCCCCTTGGTCTCATCTCTCACATTCCAAAGGTTATTTCTATTGCTAAGTCTCTTTCTACAAAGATTCTCCAGTTAGGTCCCGGCCTTGCCAAGTCGATTTCTGCGTTTTTCCATTCCATTATACAAACGCTCATCAACTTTGACATCTCCGGTACTCTTTCCGGCCTATTTTCTACCTCTGTTCCCTCTACAGTCGTTGAATTAGACTTAATTCTACCAATTCCCTCTCCCACTCCTTCCCCTCCTCCCCACGATTCCGCTCCATTTTTGAAAGCATCCCCTGCCTCAGAAGATTTACATCTTTTGTCTCAGGAGGCATCTCAATTACTGTCAGCGGAAGATTTTCTCTCCGAATCCAATATTGCCAGTAGTTCTGGTAACCTTACCAAAACTGCGCAATCTTTTGCCTTCGTTGATTTCTTCAACTCCCTCGCTTCTTCATTTATCGAAATGATTTTCGGTACACTTGATTCCAAAGTATTGTTTAATCGTTTGCGTGCTTTTACCATCGGCATTATTGCCGTTAAGCACGCGAAAGATATATTCATTAACATCCAACATCTCATCATCACCTCGTGTAACTGGATCACAGTTCACACTCTTGGTGTTGCCTTGTTTGATGACTCTGGAATCAAATTTGTTAAAGAAGTAGACCGTCTCGTTAAGTTAACTCCCCATGTTATGACCATCATTCGTTCTCCAATTTCTTCTCCTATTGAAATTGCTGAAGCCGAACAATGGTCTATCGACTTACGCCTCGCATACTTCCAAAACATTCACCGCGATCACAAAGACGTTGCTATGGCGGATTTACTCCGCATCTACAACGCATTCTCTCAAGTTCAAAGCCAATTTATTGGCAAGCTCTCCGAAACCTCCTCCAGGGTTGAACCTGTTGGAGTGCTTCTACTAGGCGCCCCCGGCCTAGGAAAAACTGCTTTCCTTTCTTACTTGATTGATATGTTGCATGATATGGGAGTTTGTTCCAACTTACTCCAATACCATCGTCTTCCTGATACAGATTTTGAAGAAGGTCATAAAGACCAATCTTCTTATGTATTTGATGAATTCATGACTGTCAATGACCCACAAGCTCGCTTGGCTCACGCTAAAGCTTTGCTTGGATTAGTGAACGTCGCTCCTCGACCCATTAATTACGCCTCTGTTGAAAACAAAGGCGTTCACTTTGACAAATCTGAATTCGTCTGGTGCACGACCAATTCTGCACCTGTACATTGGAGAGATCTTCTCGCTGTCCCACATGCTCTCCTGCGTAGATTTGCGCTTCAAATCACCCCCATCATCCCAAACGGCATTCCCGTGAATGAACTTGGAAATATTGATTGGCGCGCGTACACTTTCGACGTCGTTCTTCCTACAGACGCCTTAAATGCACCCGCCCATCGTATGTCCCTCCATGATCTTCTCGGGCATCTTGCCCGCGCACGCCTCACCCGTGTACGCCATCACACTCTCAAACGAAATCAAACTCTCGACGAGAAACGCGGATTCGTAGATAATTATGACGTCCTTAAAAACGCCATTTTACTCGAAACCGCTGCTCTCCCAAAAGCTCAAGGTTTGACTGATTCTTACGTTAAGGAACGCTTGTTCGTCAAGTTTTCCTCTTCACTCAGAGTTGAGTGCGCAAGCACTAAACCCTGGAAAGAAATTCTAGAAGACGCTGTCGAAAACCTCGAAAACGCCAACTGGATCCCTCAGTTCAATCTCGCTTCACCTCCTGAAGATTTCAATGATTACCCCCTCGCTCAAGTTTACGCCACCGCTTGCGGTGACAACGCTCTCCGTGTTGTTTTGCAACGAGAGTACGCGCGTCTGACCACAGATCGCCGAACTCTCTTCGAAAAATACGGAGTTTACGAAGATGACAAACCTGACCCTATCCCCAAGAAATATAGGAAATACTGTCCCAATATCAATATGATTTTGAAAAGCATGTACTATTATGCCTCTTATCTCAATCCTTTTGTTTATGGTACTTCCCTTCTCAATACTTTCTTGTCGGCTTCTGCCACAATTATCTTCGCAACGTGTATGTCTATCGCAGCTGTTTCAGTTACGATTATGGTCGCTCTCAAAACCATTCTCGCCGCTACTCCAACTGTTATTAACGTACAAACTTCCCCTTCCCCCACTCACGCTCAGAGTGCTCGCGACAAAGAAGAACGCATCCGTATCCGAAAAGCCAAAGTCATTTCCTCTCGAAACGCCGCTCTCGGCCGTACTCGAGTTGTCAAAGCTCAAGCTCATGACCCTAACTTCGCCTCCCTTGCTAACTCTTCCTACTGTTACATTCACTCCTCCCCTTACACCCCGGGAGCTCGTGCTGTTGGTCTTAAAGAACGATTTGTTCTTACCAACTTCCACATGCTCAAAAATCTCGATTCTTATGAAACCATCACAATTTCCACTCACACTGGTGACTATGTTGTCAAAGTTAAGGACATTATCCGTGTCGATGATGCTGAAGACGACCTCTGTCTTCTCGAACTTCCTCGAACTATTCCCCCTTTCCCTGATATCACTCACCGTTTCATAAAAGATGATGACTTGCTCCAAATTGGAAGCGGCTACTGCCGCGCCATTCATCAAGAAAGACATCCTGTCTCACTTGAATGGTCTCTTGACTACAAAGAACCCAATATCATCGCGTACTCCGACGAAGACTCTGAAACTTACCATCCCTTTGGTTTATCTCTCCCTCTTCCAGGAATTGCCGGTGATTGCGGTACCCTCGTAGCCACTTTCTCCAACACCCTTGCTTGTCGCAATCTTTTAGGAATCCATTGTGCCGGAAACGACACTTGCTCCCAATACACTCTTGTCACTCAAGAGTTGCTTTCAATTTTGTTGTCAGAAGTCACTCACTCTCAAGGATTTTCAGTTAAAGTTACCCCCGCGTCTTCTCAGATGCTGGAAACTCAAGCTATTGCTGCTAAAGATAACATTGCCCACTTGCTAGTTTGCCCTCCGCAAGCCAAGCTCGTAGGTATTGTGTCTCCTGCAGATCATATTCCCCGAAAGAGTAAACTCGTTACCTCTCTTATGTACAACAAATTTGGAAAACCCAAACGCGAACCAGCTGTCATGAGTTGTCATGATTCCCGATGCAAGGTGGACCCACTATCCACTGCATACTCGAACATGATAAAAATCATGATTAATGACCTTCCCTCCTCCTTCCAGGAGTGTGCCGACCAGATATTTAAATATGTCAAGTCTACTTCCGTCCCTCGACGTACACTCACACTCTCCGAAGCTGTTCTTGGAATAGGTTCACTACCACCAATGGTTCTCGACACTTCTCCGGGCTATCCTTGGACTCACCATCCAGATGCTAGAAAAGCTCAAGACTCTACCAAAGGCTTCTTTGTCAAAATTGAAAATGGTTCCGTCGTTCTTCACCCTGATCTTCAATCTGCTCTAGATAAAGATCTCGCTGACCTACGAAACGGAATTGTTCCTGACTGGTTCTTCGCTGATAAACTCAAAGATGAACTTCGTCCTCTCGACAAAATTGCCGCTGGAAAATCTCGCGTTTTCATGGCTGCCCCCATTGCGTGCCATATTATTGGTCGAATGCTCTTTGGTTCTCTCATAGCTGCTAGCGATGAGTCCCGGATGCTTTATCCAGGACTCTCGTCTTGTGCAGTAGGCACTACTCCTCAAGATCTCTCCACTCAAGCTCTCTTTTCTCAGCTTTATAGTGAAGAATTTGTCGTTCATGCCCATGACCAAAGAGGTTTTGACTATCATCAACATCTCAAACACGCAAAATGTGTCGGAATCTCTGCCAACAAATGGTTTAACAACCCTGCTGATGACACTGCTCGCCTCACCTTCATTGTAGCTTGTTACACGTCCAAACATGTTTCAGGCCACATCGTTTACGTCCTCGACGAAAACGGAATGCCTTCAGGTGTTTTCTTTACCGCTCACTTTAATTCTTGGGTCCTCGAAACGTGCACGATTTGTGCACTACACGAACACTCAAAGAACCAAAAGAAAGCAGGTATCACCTCAAAGGTACTCGCCCCTCGTCAAATCAAGCGCGGAATCTTCGCTCTTTATTACGGTGACGACTCGTGGATCGCTATTCCTAAGAAACTCCTCACTATTACTGGTGCTGAGTTCTTTGCTCTCTACTTGTCTCTTGGCCTCGAAGCCACTCACTGTGTTAAAGACTGGCCCGCCGACCAGATCGTTCCCCCCGAATCTATCACGTTCCTAAAACGTCGCATATTCAAAAATGCTGACGGGCACGTTGTTTTCGCACTTGAAATTGACCACATCTACGATATGCTGAACTACATCTATAAGAAATATCTCACTTCTGCATCATTGTACAACTCCACTGCACGTAACATGCTAACGGAAATCGCGCTTCACGGTAGGCTTGAGTTCACAAAACTCGCCACAACTATGGAGTGCGTATTCCGTGAAGTCAACATGGATCTCACGATCCCTGTTGATTTTGCAAGTTACGTCTAGGGGGCTTCGGCCCCCCATGCCCTGGTAAATGAAGGTATCCCCTGACCTTCTTCGCCGCGCCAGGTGCAAGACTTGCGGCAACAAACTCGGAAGTGCTTCTGATTCATCGCACTTCCTAAAACTTGAATCGCTACCCATGATAACTCATCTCACATCGACAAAAATGAAGAACAAGTTTCTTCTTACGACAGTTCCCTAACTGCCACATCCTCCGACGTCTCCTCTTTTGGTGATAAAGGTGGTCCTACATTATCTCCCACATCTACTTCCCCTCAAACCAAAAAGTTGCCTTCTCCCTTTCCCGATGACACCCCAACCGAGTTGTTGGAGCGTGTTCGATTACTCGAAACTTTCACGTGGAGTACTAATACTGCCACAATCCGAAACTTACCAGTTCTCAACATGCTTCTTACTCAGTTGGGTGCCTTTGTCCCGCTGAACCTTTACAAATACCTCTCATACCGATCAATTGGTGTCAGACTTACTGTGAATACGACTGCCATGTATAAAGGACTACTGGGAGCTCACTTCGTTCCTGGTGATATTCTCTCCACTCATTGGAGAAATTCCCAGGGACTATCCCAGTTCCAGTCCGTTTACATTGACGCGTCTTCCAGTGAAGTGATCGAGATGGAACTACCCTGGGTATTCACTTACCCTAAGATAGAATCTACTTACGTCGGTCGCCCTTCTGGCTTCCTTTGCTTGTATCCCCATCTTCCCCTTCGCTCTGATTCCTTAGTCGGAACAGATGTTTCTGTTACCGTTACCATTGAAGCTTGGCTCATTGAGCCTCAATTGCACGACCAAGTCGGTACAGGCGGTTTCGCGCTCCCTGCGGACGCCGCCCAAAACGATGCAGTCATTGCCTTTCCGCGGATTGTCTGCCAAGGTCCGGGAAAAGTTGTTCATAGTCCCGTTGAACAGGAAGCAGCTAAGAAATCTGAAAAAGGCGCTCTCACTTCGGTGGCCGAAACTGTACGCGACGTATCCGCTGTCCTCACGGCGGTTCCTCTTGTCGGTACTATTGCCGCAGGAATCAATGTTGTGGCAAGTGCTGCGGCTGCCGTCTTCAGTTGGTTTGGTTTATCAAAACCGCCTGCAGTTGCGACACCTCAATACATGCTCAACAGGAATTCCCATTACGCAAATACATTTCATGGAGTGGAGATGTCTCAACCACTCTCTACCAACGTTCAACCTCTCGTTGCAAGCGATCCTCTGCTTGTTGCTGAAAAGGCCGACGTTCTTTCGCTCTATGATATGGCTCGCTCACCCACCATTATATCCTCCTTCACAACCCTTACTACTGCTGTTTACGGAACCAAACTTTTCCAAATACCAGTCAATCCAATGGAATTCTTCGCCGGGTTCGGTACTCAGAGATTCGGTTCACATCTCGGCTACGCTGCGTCTTTCTTTACTGCGTGGACTGGAGATTTGAACTATAAGTTCGTCTTCGCCTCTACAAAGTTTCAGACCTTCCGCCTTGCCATAGTGTGGACTCCTTCTGCTCCTGTTACCTACTCACAAGACTTCCGACAAGAAAAGTATGACATCACAGGTACTAGCTCAATTGACATGATAGTTCCATGGATTTCCAAAAGTCCCTATCGTGCCATGCGTGTGCCCAACAATGCCGACACAGATCTTGCCATGTCCAACGGTTTCCTCTCAGTATGGTGTTTGGCGCCTATCGTCAATAACACCTCATCCGTTCCTGCAGCCATTGATTGTTTAGTGTATTCTGCTGGTGGCCTCTCTCTTAAGTTTGCGCGTTATCGTTCGCCCTGTCTTTCGGGCCTGACTACCACTACTGCCCTTTACTCGCCTACGCTCGCTCAAGGAGCTTTTGGCGCTACTACTTCAGCCATCCAACAAGGAATCATCGATGAAGACAACGTGGTGTCCCTGCGCGAATGTGCAAAGAGACGCAGCTACGTCATGACTGATGATCTCAGTGTCCCTGGCCTCAAGACCTTTTACAATAGCACTTCCTCTTTCAACCTTGCATACATTCTACGTAAGTACCGCTATTACCGCGGTGCTTTCATTATCTCGTATCTTTCTGTTGGAACGAACAACTGTTTTACTCTCTCTCGCGAAGCCGGTGGCAACTGGGAACTTTCCCAGATCCCGATTCAAACCACTGACAACGGTCAGGGTTCGTTAACGATACCCTACCAAAATGCCGAAGGTGCCACAGGCACCGGTGCTTGTTTCGGAGATCCCAGTTCTCTGACTCAACTGTTCTTGTCCAAAGTTGGCGCTTCTGCCAACGGAGATCTTCGTTTCTTCATTCATATGACCGATGACCTCACTACCGGATTCAAGTTAGTTTCCCCCATTCTTTCAGGAAACTTCACTTTCTAGTTTCCCTCCCCTCCCCCTCTTGTTGAATTTCTAAAATTCTGTTTTCAATCAAGGAACCACTTAGCACTGTATAGTGTATGTGGTTAGTTGTCCTTAACAACTCGTGTTACGACATGGTTACACGCCTTAAATTAAC